AAATGCAGGTAATGCTTCTACACAGTCTGACCTTACTATAAGCCGTATAGGGGTAAGCACTTACTCATCTATACCAAACAAACTATTAACAGGTAGGCCCATACAGGTATTTATAGAAAGATTAATTACACCAAGAATAAATTTATGGCCTGTTCCTGACCAAAGCTATACATTCGTATATTTTCGTATGAGAAGAATAGAAGATGCTGGTAGTGGTGCAGAAACCTCAGATGTAGTATTTAGGTTTTTACCTTGTTTAGTGGCGGGGTTAGCATACCACATAGCCATGAAAGTTCCTGAGTTAATGGGTAGAATTGATATGTTAAAGAAAGCATATGAGGAACAGTATACATTAGCTGCTGGAGAGGACAGAGAAAAGACATCAGAAAACTTTGTCCCTAGAATAGGTAGGATATAATATGCCGTCTAAGTTTGCTTCAAGTAGAAATGCACTAGCCATATGCGATATATGTGGATTTCAATACAAGTTAAGAGAACTAAGAAATGTAATAACTAGAGGGACAGATACAAATATAAGAGCGTGTCCTGAATGTTGGAATGGAGACCATCCTCAAAATGAACTAGGTAGATACCCTGTGCATGACCCTCAAGCATTACAAGACCCCAGACCAGACTTTGCAGAGTTACATGATAGCAGAAATATACAGTATGGGTTTAACCCTGTAGGGCGTGACAAAGACCCATTTAGCTTGACTCCAAACACTTTAGTAGCTACAGGTGCTGTAGGCACCGTGTCGGTAACTATAACATGATGAGAAAACTATGAACTATACTTCATTAAAAACAAATATAGCCGATATATGCGAAAATACATTTACAGACGATCAATTCGCATTATTTACTCAACAGGCAGAGCAGAAAATATTTAATACCGTAGACCTACCAGTGATGCGTAACGTAGATAGTGGTAGTTTAACTGCTGGTAATGAGCTGTATACTACACCTGATGGATATTTATATACTTATAGTTTAGCAATAGTAAATAACGATACTCAGACTTTTTTGTTAAATAAAGATGTTAATTTTTTAAGAGAGGCATACCCCGTAACTACAACTGCTAAACGTGGGCTACCAAAGTTTTATGCTTATCACAGCACTTCAGGTTCAAATGTAAAGTTTATGTTCTCTCCAATTCCAGACGCTAATTATACATTAGAGCACATATACGCTAAATATCCTACGTCAATAGTTACTGCAGGCGGTACATATTTAGGAGATAATTTTGACACAGCGTTGTTAAATGGTGCTTTAGTAGAAGCTATTAGATTTATGAAAGGAGAAGCAGATATGATTGCTCTCTATGAAAAACATTATTTACAATCTATAGCTTTACTTAAAAACGCTTCAGAGGGTAAATTACGTCAAGACGTATATCGTTCTGGACAAGCTAGAAATACAGTTAGCTAGAGGTTTATATGACAATAAAACAAGCTATGTGTACATCATTTAAACAGGCTTTATTAGATGGAGAGATGGATTTTAGTAGTGATACATCTCAAACTTTTAAAATAGCTTTGTATACATCAAGTGCAGATTTAAGTGCGTCTACTACAGCATACTCTACTACTAACGAGATATCAGGGACAGGTTACACTGCAGGAGGTAACACGTTAACAATAGCAAGCAATTCAACTACGTCCGGAACCACAGCGTTTGTAGACTTTTCAGACACAAGCTGGACTTCGTCCTCCATTACAGCTAGGGGTGCTCTAATATATAAGTCTGGAGGTACCAATCCTTCAGTTGCAGTATTAGATTTTGGAGAAAATAAATCGTCTGTATCAGGTACATTTACTATAACCTTTCCTGCTGCAGACGCTAGTAATGCTATAATTCGTATTGTATAGTATGATGTTATGGTGTATTAGTATTTAAGGAGATTTAAATGGCAACACAATACACATCCATATTAAAACTTGCTCTACCTGTTCAAGGTGAATTAAGTGGTACATGGGGTGACGCAGTAAATGACCAAGTAACTTCTATGATAGAAGAGGCGATAGCTGGTCTAAAAACTATAAATACCTGGAGCACTAACTCTGCTACTTTATCAACAGCTGATGGCTCAACCTCTGAGTCAAGAGCTGCAATGCTAAATCTTACAGACACGACTTCTGATCTAAGTGGTGCAGCGACTCTTATATGTCCAGCTGCAAGCAAGGTATATATTGTAAAGAACGCCACTGGACAAGCAGTAACAGTAAAGACAGCTTCAGGAACTGGTATCGCTATACCTAACGGAACAACAGGGTTTGTATTCTGTGATGGCACAAATGTAGTAGAGGCAATAAATAATGTAACAGGAAATCTCACCGTAGGTGGAAATGCTTCCATAGGTGGTAATCTAACAGTCACAGGTACCGCAACCATATCTGGAAGTACCTTAACAGCTAATACAGCTTTTGTCCCTGACACTGCAGATGGGGCTACATTAGGCACATCTGCATTAGAGTTTTCGGACTTATTCTTAGCTGATGGAGGTATAATTAATTTTGGAAACGACCAAGATATAACACTTACTCACGCAGCTGATACATCTTTGTCATTGGGTGGTGCAGGTAGCACAACTGGATTAATAATTAATAATACAGCTACAGATGGTGATCCATTCTTATCCTTTGCTCTAAGTGGTACTCAAACATTTACAATGGGTATTGATGACGGTGATAGCGATAAATTTAAAATAGGTACAACAGCTATAGGAACAAATACAAGGCTTAGTATTGATTCTAGTGGAAACATAGATGTTGCTGGAGATTTGACAGCAGGTGGCTCCTTTATAATAGGTAGTGCATCTATAGCTGAAGCAGAACTAGAAATGATAGATGGCATTACAGCAGGTACCGTAGCCGCATCAAAGGCTATGGTTGTAGATGCTAATAAAGATATAGGTACAATCCGTAACCTAACTATAGATGGTACATTCTCAGATGGTAACTATACATTTGATACAAGTGGTAACGTTAGTGGCCTAGGTACAGTTGCATCTGGTGCTATTACATCTAGTGGTAACATAACATCAGGCGGATCGTTTATAATAGGCAGTGCATCTATAGCTGAAGCAGAACTGGAAATGATAGATGGTATCACAGCAGGTACTGTTGCAGCATCAAAGGCTATGGTCGTAGATTCTAACAAGGACATAGGCACAATCCGTAACTTAACTATTGATGGTACATTCTCAGATGGGAATTATACGTTTGATACAAGTGGCAACGTTAGTGGTCTAGGTACAGTCGCCTCTGGTGCCATTACATCTAGCGGTAATATAACATCAGGTGGATCGTTTATAATAGGTAGTGCGTCTATAGCTGAAGCAGAGTTGGAAATGATAGATGGCATTACAGCAGGCACTGTTGCTGCTAGCAAGGCTATGGTTGTAGATTCTAACAAGGATATAGGTACAATCCGTAACTTAACTATAGACGGTACATTTTCCGATGGTAACTATACATTTGACACAAGTGGCAACGTTAGTGGGCTGGGTACAGTTGCTTCTGGAGCTATTACATCTAGTGGTGTAGTAATTGGAACAACTTTTGAGCCTAGTGGTGATACTTCATCAGGCGATAATGCGGCTATAGGTTACACTTCAACTGAAGGTTTAATTTTAACAGGGCAAGGCTCAACTAATGACGTAACAATTAAAAACGATGCTGATGCTGATGTCATAGAAATACCTACAGGCACAACAAACGTAACAATGGCTGGTAATTTAACTGTAGCAGGTGATTTTACAGTATCAGGCACCACTACAACTATAGACTCAACAACTGTTGCAGTGGCTGATGCCATGTTAAAACTTGCTAAAAATCAAGGCACTAGTGCTGATGCTGTAGATTTTGGATTTTATGGTAAATACGGAGTTGGTGGCACAGCTAAGTTTGCAGGCATATTTAGGGATCAAAGTGCTTCTGGAGACCCTTTTACATTTTTTGACAGTCTACAAGCAGAACCAGGAACCACTGTCAATACAAGTGGAACTGGGTATGATTTAGCAGATATTGCAGTTGGCGGAGCTACATTTGCAGATGCCATAACTGTTACTGGTGTAGCTACGGTTGGTGGAATAACTATTGGTAGTGCAGTAATAGCTGAAGCAGAACTAGAAATGATAGACGGTATCACAGCAGGTACTGTTGCTGCTAGTAAAGCAGTTGTTGTAGACTCTAACAAAGATGTAGGCACAATTCGTAACTTAACTATAGACGGTACGTTCTCAGATGGTAACTATACATTTGATACAAGCGGTAACGTCAGTGGATTAGGTACAGTTGCTTCTGGTGCTATTACATCTAGTGGTAATATAACATCAGGGGGCTCATTTATAATAGGTAGTGCATCTATAGCTGAAGCTGAGTTAGAGATGATAGATGGTATTACAGCAGGTACTGTCGCTGCTAGTAAGGCTATGGTTGTAGACTCCAATAAAGATATAGGTACAATTCGTAACTTAACTATTGATGGTACATTCTCAGATGGTAACTATACATTCGATACGAGTGGTAACGTCAGTGGATTAGGTACAGTTGCTTCTGGAGCTATCACATCTAGTGGTGTTGTAACGGCAACTGGATTTACAATTGGTAGTGCAGTAATAGCTGAAGCTGAGTTAGAGATGTTAGACGGTATCACAGCGGGCACTGTCGCTGCTTCTAAAGCAGTTGTTGTTGATGCAAACAAGGATATAGGTACAATCCGTAACTTAACTATTGATGGTACATTCTCAGATGGCAATTATACATTTGATACAAGTGGTAATGTCAGTGGATTAGGTACAGTTGCTTCTGGTGCTATTACATCTAGTGGTAATATAACATCGGGTGGTTCATTTATTATAGGTAGTGCATCTATAGCTGAAGCAGAACTGGAAATGATAGACGGTATTACAGCAGGTACTGTTATAGCAAGTAAAGCTTTAGTTGCAGATTCTAATATTGATATTACAGGTGGCAGAAACATTACTATATCAGGCGAACTCGATGCAGCAACAGGAGACTTTTCTGGTAACGTAGACGTAGATGGAACATTAGAAGCAGATGCAATAACTGTTAATGGCACTGCGTTAAACACAGTTATTGCTGACGAAGCAACAGCACTAGCCATAGCACTAGGATAAGGAGAAATAAATGGCAAATGATTTTAGAGTTATAACATTCGCAGCAGAACCTGCAAGTACATCAGGTGGTAGTGAATATCATGTGTATACGACTCCTAGTAGTACAACTACTATAATTGTAGGACTTATACTAACAAATATTCATACCTCTCAGGTAACAGCTAAAGTTCTACTTGAGTCTGATACTACAGGTAATGCAAGTGCTTCTAGTTCACAAACAAATAACGTAGGTGCAGGAACTAATAGTGGTAATACCCCTAATGGTACTGCTGTGCTACTAAACAATGTTCCTATTCCTGTTGGTTCAAGTTTAGAGGTTTTATCTGGAGGAAAAGTAGTTTTACAACCTACGGATTCTATTTCTATTTCTTGCTCTGTAGCAGATAAACTTTCAGGAGCATTAAGTATTATGGAGATAACATAATATGCCATATATAGGTAAAGATGTAGCAACAGCATATCAAAGTACAACAGCCGTACAAAGATTTAATGGTGACGGGAGTGATACAACATTTACATTAACGACTGCCGTAAGCTCTGTACAAGACGTTCTTGTATCTGTAGATGGTGTTG